GGTCATACGGCACGTCACAGACACGGCCGGCCGCCTCCAGCTCGCCAACGAGCGCCCCGTAGAACGCTCCCTTCACCACAGCAGCGAACGAACATTCAAACTCCTGCGCGTATTCATCGGCCGTCATGTTCGCCCGCGCTGTGGCCAGGTCATCGGCCGATATGGCGCCGGTTTGGCTGGCCTTGAGCATGAAGGCAGACCAGCTCTCAGCCCCTTCGGCCGCATTCTCATAGGCTCGCTTCAACTGGTTGGCGCCCAGCGGCGTCCCAGCAAGAATCGCCCACCCCTGCCAGTCCATCAGCGCCGGCAAGATCACCTCCGGGAACAGGCGCGGACTCATAAGCGCGTACTCATCGAGCACCGCACCATCGAGATAGATGCCGCGCAGGTCGTGCACCGCATCAGCGCCCAGCAGCATCAACCGCGCCCCGTTCGGGTACTCGATCCGCAGCTCGCTTGCATTGGGCTTGATGCCCGGTATGGCCGCGCTGTAGTGCTTGGCATAGTCCCATGCGATGCGCTTGGCCATGCGGTATGTCGGCGCCACGTAGGCCAGCTGCCCACGATGGCCGCGCACCTGTAGCGCGCTGCGAATGAGTTGATTGATGAGGCTGACGGTCTTGCCGGCCCGCCTATGAGCAACAACAACCTTGAAGCGCGCCGGGTCGTCGTGGATCGCCGCCTGATACGCCCGGGGGGTGTAGGGGATGACGATCACGCCGTCCGCTCGTTGGAAGCGTTAGGCGCAGGCGCCCATGTGAACTGCACCACCCCACCAGCGCCGGACAGGCCTGCACCCACACCAGGCGCAACCATCACGGCGTTAAGGCGAGGCAGCGTGTAGGGCAACAGCAGCGCGGCGCACTCGATCACGCGCTCCATGTCGCCACCCTCGTAGGCGTCAGCCATCACGCGCGTCAGAAAGTCAGCCGGACCCACCCCCTCGCGGAGAAGCTTCTCGCGCCAGTTGGCCAGCTCCCTCCTGCTCGTGCGCGCAATGAACTGCTGAACCTGGTCACCGAACAGCGGGCGCTGCTCCGGCGCGGCCTCCGGTTCGTCGGGTTCAGGAACCTGGTCACCAAACAGCGCACGCTCAAGCATCAGCACAGGGTTGAAAACGGCGTCAGGCATGGCAACAGCGCACTATCTTGAATTGGCGCACGATGCGCCAAATTGCTGCGAGTTGTCAACCATTCGCCTAGGTTTATGGCGCCATGTTCGACGAAACCAACCTACACCTCGACCCGGCCGGCCTCAGCCATGCCGACCTCGCGCGCAACGTCCGCCGCCTGCTGGCCATGCCGAACCGGACGAAGGGTCAAGCCTGGTTCTTGGCCCAGCTGCGCGCCGAGTACGACCACCGCTCACGCCTTCAGCTCGCCCAAGGGTCACCAGACTCCGCGCCACAACCGCGCGATACCGCTCCAGGCGAAACAAAATTGCAACCGCTCGTTAACAGGCGAGGCTGAATAGTAATGTAGAACGCGACCGTTATTACAAACGTGCCGAATTAGAGCCTTCAAGCAGCTTTCGACGGTTCTTTATACGAAAAAAGCTAGGTCAGACTCCACTTTCATAAGCGGCTGTTATTTGATGCTCTTGCGCGATGCTTTACGCTCGCCAACGACCCCCGCACGCCCGCGCGTGGAAGTAGTACCACTGCAACGGTTGCTAATACAAATACAAATACCCGCTATTAAGTAAAAATCTTTGAACAGCCTCCAAAGACAGCTTGCGACAGCAGCTGTCCCCGTTTCTTGGCCTTCAGGCCACATTTTTCTCTCACCGTCGCGCACGCGAGGCGACATTATCCACAAAGTTATCCACAGTCCGCCTGTAACCCGGGAGAGGCGATTGCCCAACAATGGGGCTATCCAAGCAGCCGCCAAGCATTTAACTTTGGCGCCCTCGGGGATCAACCATTGGAGGGAAACCATGAACAGCCCCACGCTACCCGCACACTCAGGCATTCCGCGACACGGCCCAACCACCCGCGTACGCACCGCGTACCTTGATGAGCTGGCCATGACTCTGCGAGAGGCTGCCGCCATCATCGAGCAAGAGGCACGCTACAGACCGGCCCTGGAGCCTCACATCTGGCGCCTAGCTGCCGCCATCGCTCAGACGGAGATCGCGCTTCATCGCTCACTCAGAGCCTCGTCCGTGAGGGCAAAAGGCCAGGAGCGACAAGCGTGACTCAAAGCCTCCTTGACTCCTACATGGAGGAAACGTGTCCGGTCCTGTACGCCAGGCACAGGGCACTGTCTGAGGCCGCCGAAGACGCATTCCTCACCCTGCTTCAAGGTGGCATCCATACACCAAACTCCGCATCCGTTCCCGTACGGGAAGCATTCGAGGCTGCCGCAATAGCCCAAACAGAACTCTTTGCAGAGTTTTGGCAGGAATGGGATCACAAGACGGCGCGCAAAAGCCTGCGCGAACGGTGCATGTGGTGGCCTGAGACGGTCAAGAAACGTGCTTAGGCGCGTTTTTTTTGGTCCACCCATAGCAGGGTAGCCACTGCCTCAAAAAAATCGCTCTAAGCTCGTTCTACGGCCCTGCGCCGCGTGTAGAACGCCTCCCAGCTTCTGAGACGATCCTCGCAAAACGCCATCCGCCGCTGCTCATGCTCCGATGGATCAATCTCAGCCATCCGCCGCTGCTGTCGACCCACCGCCAACTTAAACAGCACATGCCAATCCTCGCTGGCCGCCGCGCCGAACTCGGCGCCTATCCGCGCGCCAAGCATCAGCATCGCCTCTTTGTCGTCCTCCGACTCAATGAGCTTGCGCTCCATTCTTTCCCGGTAGTCCGCCTGCCGCTGTGCGTTACTCTTTGCCATGTCAAGACTCCAACTGCTTTGGAGCCTCGATTCTCTCAGCTCGTTACGTAACGCGCTAGGCAACTTATCACGGAAGGGCGGCGCTGGCCTGGCTCGCGGGTTCGTCCGGCGACAGGTCAACCTTGAACACCGGCGCCCGGTGCGTCGTCATCTGCGCGCTCGAATGCTCGCCGTAGGCGAGCACACAGCCCCCGAAAGCCACCACCAGCGCGACCACCATCACGACCACCCACGCGAGTCCCCAAAGAGCGAACGCCGAAGGCAACCACTTTGGGCGCATCACTCCTGCCCCCACTTGTCCGCGCCCCAGGCATCCCACGCGGAGTCACCCACACCAGGCGCACGCCCACCAAGCACCGCGCCGGCGCGCGTCCCAGCGCCGGCGCGCGTGCCCCGCATCGCCTTTTCGGTTGCCAAGATGCGCGCCGCAGCCTCCGGACTCATGTTGGCGTAGGCCCGCACCGCCGGATTGGCCGTCGCCGACTGGATAACCTTGCCAGCCAGCGCCGGCAACCCGCCGCCTTGCATCACCTGCCCGATAAAACTGCGCGTCGCCGTCCCGCTGTCGCCAACGATAGGCTTGCCCAGCTGCGAAGTCCGCCACCGCAGCGCGTCATATAAATCGCCAATGACGTTGTCGCCTATCCGCCCTGTCCCCGTGCGCTGGGTCGACTGCCCGAACTCATCCGCCCGCCCCCAAAATCCGCCAATGTCGGCTTTGCCAATCTTTCCCGCCAACTGCCCCGCCAGCACCTCCCCCTCAGGCGTCGCACCGCCCCGGTTCAACCCGTGCAGCACCGTCCACGATTCGCGCGCCCGGTCATACGTGCGCAGCGCCTGCGCGTTACCGCTCAGTACCGCCGCATCGCCAATCGTGTCATCCACCGCATTAAGCACAGACGCCAGCGCTTCCCCCTTGTCCGGGTTCCCAGTGCTGTAGGCCGCGCGCATTTGCTTGCTCGCCTGGCTTCGCATCTTCACCAGCGCCTCACCCGTCATCACGTCGCCAAGTCCTTCGGCCAATGGCTGGCCAGCAGGCGCCCCTGTACGCGCCCGAACACCCTGCTCAAACCTCAGCAGCGCCCGCCGCGCTTCGCCCGTTGGCAACCCGCCAATTGCCTCGACTTCAGCCGCCGACTTCAGCGCCGCATGTAACCGATCCGTTGGCACGTCGCCCAGCGCCTCACCAACCGCTCGGAAATCCTGGCCTATCTGGTGTTCGGCTTGCGCCCGCACCGAAGCGCCCACGTTGTCAACACCCTCTACACCAATCGCACGCGCCGCCAGCGTGTTCAGCTGGGTTTTGTTTGCCCGCTCCATCTCCTGAAATACTTGGCTTGTCATCGGGTTTGAACTGAGCGAATCCTCCAGCTGCCGCGCCTGACTGCTGCCCGTTGCCTGGCCTGGCGTCACATGCATCCCGGAGCGCCGCGCGCCTTCCAAAATCGACTGCTGGCCGGCGTGCAGCTCGCCGCTCATCGCCGCCGACTCCTGCGCCGCCCGCGCCTCACGCGCCGCGCGCCGGCCCGCCGATATCCGGCTGACCATGTTCCCAGCCAGCGAACCCGCTAGTCCCCAACCAAGCCCGCCCGCCGCCGCCTGTCCTAGCTCGCCGTCCTGGCTAGACAAGGCCGATAGCCCCGCGCCAATGCCCAGCTGCTCCGCCGCGCCTGCCCAACCGGCAGCTCTGGCGCCACCCATCACCCCACTACCTAACCCACCCCCGAGCGGCAGCGTGGCCAGCCCCGGCAGAATCGCGCCCACCGTGGCCGCATAGGGGTTCGTCTCATGAAGCGCGCCCCGAATGCGATCCGCCTCGACCCGCTCATCGGCGATTTTTAGCTGCTCGTCACGGTTCCCACGCAAGCCCGCCCACAAGTCCCGCGCATTGCGCCCCCATGTCGTCAGCTCGTCGCCCGCTCCCACCGCCACCGCTTCAAGCGGATTGAGCGGGTCCATCTTCAACGCCTCGCGCCCGGTCGGCTCCTGCTTGCCCGCAGGCACCCACCGCCCGCCCTGCAACTCGAAAACTTCCCCCGTCTGAGGGTTCAGGGCTTGTGTCATGGCCGCACCTGCGCCCCGGGCGGCAGCTTAGGCACTAGCCAAGGGTTGGCCTGCCGATGCGCCTTCAACTTCTCGTCTAGCTTCTTGCCAATCTCCTGGTACGCCCTGTCCATCGTGCTGTTGCGCGTGAAAAGACTCGACTTGCTGCCAGGGTTTGGAAGCATCGCCTCGTACCGCTCCAGCTCGCCGACGTTTATCACGCCTGCGTCGCTCATCTTTCCCAGCGCCGTCACCAGCTGCCCGTGTATCGCGTCATAGGTTGCAACCGTAGGCCCAAACAACTCCGTACCAGCGCCGCCCGTGCGTACCTTGTTTCCCTGCGGTGTCGTTTCCTCTTTGCCCGACATAATGTCGCGCATACGGTTGGCCGCCGCCAAGCCTTCCACCAGGCTAGCCTCCCCCTTACTGACGCGCTCGAAATCAGGCGTCCCGGGAACAGGCATCGCCACCGTACCGGCCGCGCTGTCACTGTACATCCATCCAGGCGACAGCTTCGGCAGCGCGTCACCCTTGGCATTGGCCGCATCCCGCGCCAGGCCCAGCCGCGCGTCATCGTTGGCCTGCGCCTGCCTGGCCAGCCCCAGCCGTTGATTGGTCTCGTCGCGCTGAGCGGCGAACTGCGCCATCCATTGATTGACCTGGTTGCCCGCCTGCTCCCGGCTCAGGCCCATCTGTTGCGCGAACTGGTCAACCAGCCGCCCTTCAGTCTGCTGATACTGGCTGCCCTGCTGCGTCAAATTCCTATCGAACTGGCTGCCCTGCTGCATCCGCCCCTGCGCGCCCGCCAGCATCTCCGACCCCATGCGCGCATAGCCTGGCATCCCCATGATGCCCAGCGCGAAATCAGCCTGCCGCTTCGGGTCGGCCGGGTCCGCCAACAACCCGCGCCCGCCGCTGTAACCCATCTCACCCTCGGCAGTAGGCGGACCCATCGCCCCTGGAGCCTCGCCCTTCAGCTCATCCAGCTTCTTCTGCCGCATCCATTCATTGCCGGCCAATAGACCCAGCGCGAGTAGTGGCCACACCATCACGGCACCTCACTTGGAAAGAACGCCGAACTTGTATGCATCAGTCTTCGAGCTGTTCACCCCGCCGCCCTGCGCGCTGGAATTCGAGCGCCCAAAGCTTCCGCCCTGCGCAGTTGATTGCCCGTAGCTGCCGCCGCCACTCGTCGATTGCCCCGTCGACCCGCCCACCGTGTTCCCGAAGCTCGTGTTCTGCGACTGCCCCAGCACGGTCGGCCCGCCCACGATCCCGGCCGCCGCCGACAGCGGTGCGTATTGCATGGCTTGCATCTGCGGAGCAAGACCAAGACTGTTCGCCCGCATCCCCTGGTCCGCCGCATACTGGTCCGAATACATCCCCCCAACCATGTTCTGGATGCCCTGCTGCGCCAGGCCTGCCGCCTCCCCCCTGGCCAGCGCATCCCGGCTCGTGCCGTAGGCGCCGGCACCCACGCCGGCCTCGGTCAACCCAGGCACGATTCCACGGTTAAAGCTCTGCGTCGCCTGGTCAATCGCGCCTTGAACATTCTTCGAGAAATACGGGTTCCCGCCCGGCTGCAAGCTCTGCTCCCAGGCACTGCGCGCCGTCTGGCTGACCCCGGCCGCACCCTGCGCCGCCGCACCGCGCCCGCCCGCCAGGTTGCCCGCCTGGCCATAGATCGACTGCAAAGCCCCGGCCTGCGGATTCCAGACGTTTTGCGTTGTCGTGCCCTGAGCGCCGGTCAACCCTCTGCTGTAGCTGTCGTTCGTCGACTGCGCGTCATTCCATGCGGAGTTAGTCGACTGTGATCCATTCCACGCCTCATTTATTGAATCAGACAGCGCGTTAGAAAACGTGCTGCCCTTGGCGCGGCTTCTATCCGTCCCTGCGTTGACCATTGCAGCCACCCCTGAAATTTTCGACCACAAGAATCTCGCCAACCCGCCGCGCACCAAGAGGCACCAGCAATCGCCGCCAGCCTGGCCTGCCCACGATCAGCACCCGGTCACACCCTTCGGCCGCCGCCAGGTCGCAGATGGCGCGATACAGCGGAGCGACCCATTGCTTGGCCTCACTTCCGCCCGCCCCCATCAGGGCGATATAGCTCTTTCCCGTCTGCAACGACACCGCCTTCGTGATGACCGCGCACGCCAGAATCTCCGCCATCCCGGCGTCGCGTGCAAAAACATCCGGCGCCGTCATCAGCAGCAGCAGGTATTCCCGGTCGCACAGCCGCTCATAAACCTCGTCAATGGTCAGCTCATGCTGCTGCGAAAACGCCAGCGCCGCCTCGATCCACTCCCGGCACACCGGCCACGCCGAGTCAATCAGCGCAGGCGGCACGATGGCCACCTGCGGCTCCGCCGCCGTGCGCGTCACAGTGTCTGTATCCGCTTCCATGCCCCCGCCTCTCGCAAGTAAAGCCCTTCGGCCGCCCCGAACACACCCGCCATACCGTACAGAATCAGCCCGTCCTGAACCTTGGTCAGCGGGTCCAGCACCGTGTTCGTTGGCGTACACAACAGCCCACTAACCTCCGGCTGCCTCAAGAACTGCTCCAGCCGCGCGAACTGCCGCGCCGCCCACGCCGTGATGTCCTCCGGCCGGTTGCTCGCCGGCACCGGCTCCGCGAAGAACAGCGCCGTATCCGCGCCTGATGTAACGAGGGTCATTGCTTGGCCCTTTCTTCAAACTCGACCGTGAACCCGCTGCAACTCCACCTTGACCCCGGCGCGCCACCGATGCGCAGCGACAGGAACCGCCCGACCCGCAGGCAGTCAACATGCCGCGTCTGCCCCATCACCCACGGCCGCGCCGCCTCGAATGTCACCGGGTCACCCGCGCTCACCTGAGAACCCACCTGCACCGACAGCTGCGCCCCCGCGAACCCGTCCAGGCGCTGAATGATCCGCGTCATCAGCTTCACGGTCGTCGGGTCACCGAGCGGCAGCGAAAGCCTCTCAAGCAGCCCGTCAACAGGTTGCCCGGCCTGGTCGTTGTCGCCCTCGTCCAGTAAAAAGGCCTTGGTGAGGCTCGTAGACACCCCCACCGCCCGCGCCTGAAACCCGCCAGGCGGCGCCGCATCCCACGGCTTCGCGTCGCTGTCCCATGTCCCCGCGTCATTGGCCCATGTCGTGGCCACGCTCACATCAGGCGCGAATGTCGCAAACGAATGCGCCAGCATCGGCTGATCGCGGACGCTCCACTTGTCGCGCTCATGATTCCAAACGTAGGCCAGATTACAGCCCACCTCCTGCCCGATGGCGAAGTTAAAGACGACCTCGCCGGACCCCGGCACCGCGTACACATGGCTCATCTGCAAGCCCAGCTCGCTCAGCTGCCCGAAGATGGACTCTTTAACGCGCCCCTCGCCGATGCTGCGCATGTTCGTGCCGTCCGTCATCACCAGGTCCCCAGGCGCCAGCACCACATGCGACCCGCGCACCTCCGCCACCGCATTGCAGCTCGCCGCGCCAACTTCGGCCGACAGCTTGCGCGCCGTATAGATGTACGGCCGGCCTGAGTACGTGATTCCCCAGCAGCCGGACGTGCGGTACACCATCAACTGAGACCCCAATCCCAGCATGACCCGGATAGGCCCGGCGCCAGTTGAGAGCACAATGTCTCCGGCCTGGTTAGTCGCGGTTGGCGTCCAGCTCGCCGGCACTGACCCTGCCGGCGCCGCGTCCGACCAGGCCAACCGCTCCAGCATCTCGGTCGGGCTGGCCAGGCTGCCGCAGAAGATGTGGCTCCCGAACGGCGCCAGAACCTTCCCCTGCGTGCCCACCAGGAAACCCGGCAGCGGCTTCACAGCGCCGGCCACTAGCGTCCCGTCCCAATACCAAGGCGGTCGGCCTGGCTGGTTGAAAACCGCGTAACCGTTGAAGATCCCGCCCGTCATCAGCCCCGTTGACCAGTCGGCCCACCCGGTCGTCGGCGTCACGTTGAAATGGCTCACGCCGTCAGTGACAAACACCCCAGCTGCGGTGCAATACAGCATGTAGATGATGCCGTTGGACACCACCGCGATCGCCCACTTGGGCGGCCCGCTCAAGGGGGCGCAGTAGTTGGTCTCCCCGGCCGACAACTCCATGGCGCTGGCCCTGTTGCGCATGTTGCGCATGCCCGTCCAGGCATCGCCCACCGTGAACGCTGCCCCGTCCTGGATCAGGTCCAGCGGAGTGAAGGCCCCCACAGCCCGCCGCATGGTAGTCATCTCTCAAAACACGATGTACATGAAATTCAGGTACCAATTCCGCGCCGCAACATCCGTGTCATTGAGGAATGTCATCGATGCGTTGTTGTTCGCAGCATCCCCAAAAACGGTCGTTACCAATTGATTGCCGACAGCCCCGGTATTGCGCAGCGCAGACCCGATGCAGTGAATCGGCGACGTAAGGTCAGACGCCACCGGAAGGCTCAGGTTGATCGTCGTCGCCACAGAAGCCGCTGTCGGGTCAATCGTCACCGCCAAACTCACCAGCACGTTGTTGCCAATGCGAAACCAGCAACCGGGCACGGGCGTGACACTGGCCACGTTTGCGCCAGGCGTCACAGTTGGCGTATAGACACCGCCATCGATGGCCGCCTGCACCGCGCCAGCGCCAAACTTGAAACCGCCGTCAAATATCTCCAGGCGGCCAGTCCCGCCATTCGTCAACCCGACCGCCGCGGCAGCTCGGTACATCCCCGCGCCGGTCCCTGCCGCGAACGAATAGCCAGGCGCGGCAGAAGTGCCGTCAGGCACCCCCAACGGGAACCCCGTCAACACTCTGCCGCCCGAAATGTTCAGCCCCGCCCATGCGGCATTGAGCGAGGGAAACGTGTTCTTCAAGACGTTCTTGACGCCCCGAATGTGATCGTCCCCCTCGCGCCGGTCGTCGCTGGCCACTGGGTTCGTCAACACCAGCGCCCCCAGGTACTTAGATGTTCCCGTCAGGTCTTCGAGTGCCATGTCACCGCCCCTTGATGCGGATCGCGCCGCCCGATTGCATTGCCGCCCGGCTGTCTGCCTGCGCCTGGCCGGCCAGCCGCTGCCAATAGGAATCCGTCAGGTCGGCCGCGTCGAAATCTTGCAGATAGCGCCACTGCTCTGCAATCGCCGCATGCAGCCACACGTCGGCATAGTTGGCCGATAGCCAATTGCTGCCGGTTCCCGTGATAGCTGCGGGCTTGGCGAAGTAGCTGCCCGATACCTGGTCATGCGCGCCTGCCGACAGCAGCAGCGCCGCGCCGGTCATCGTGTACACGTTCTTCGGCCCGGCCGGCGGCGCCAGCTGCTCCGCCTGAAAATCCCGCAGCGACCTGTACTCAAGCTCTTGCCCCTTGGCGCCGATCACCGATTCCAGCATGGCGAAGTCAGCCGGCAGCGGGAACACGCCATCGACCGGCACCACCCCGGACAGCGGCACCAGCGCCTCACGCGGGAAGAACCGCCGCCCGACCGCCTGCCGCGCCAGCTCCAACGCCGTCACCTCGTTGTCGGTCGTCGCCTGGTCGTCCCGATGGAT